ACTTGCTGTTAACTTTGAGCGAATACGCGCTGCGCTACTGCAGCACGCAATGCAGGGTCTTGAATGGCGCCCAGTGTGCGGCTTAACTGAATAAAGCGCTCCAATGGGTCTTGCGCACTAATGCCTAGTTTTTTGGCTTCATCGGCATTTTGCACATAAAACAATGACAATCTATTAATTGATTTAGCAAGACCTTCTAGCGTGGTATCGGATAATTTAGCTACTAATCGTAGAGCAGACAAATCCTCCACTGCAATGTTGGTGCGGTCTGATAGATCGCCCAAGGCATCCACGGCATCTATGCCATTTTTAACAAAGCTAGCAAAGCCTACCACTGAAAGCGCCGTGCCTATGCCTGCCAAATTGAGTGCGGTGGATACGCCGGACTTATTCAGCGCATCAAGATTTTTGCGCACGCTGTTTATCGCATCGCGCGTTTTGTCTTGTGCTGAGATAATGACTTTGGTATCAACCATGATGAATTACTTGTCCAGTTCTTTGATTGCGGCTTTGTAATGTTTGCTTTCTGCCCCCGCGATGCGCACGGCAAAAATGTGATCTTTGATGCGTTGTTTCTGGTCGGCTTGCTCGGCCTCTAACGCGCCATAAAACTGCGCCAAGCTTAAATCCAGAATGTCTTGCAATGTGCCGTAGCCTGCTGCCACTAATCGGTGGGCTTGATCAAACCAGGTAACGGTTTTGAGTTTTACTCCAGCAGCTTGATTAGCCTTTGGCGCAGTTGGGAAAAAAAAACCTTATTAATGCTGATCAACACGACAATGGCGTACACCAACTCTTCAATTGCCATGTTGCCCACTTGCTCATCGGTTAAATTGGCGGCTTCTTTGATGATCGCTTGATAAGTGGGCTGGTCATCCATCACCAACTCAATCAATGCGCCGTTTAAATCTGCCTCAATTTTGGCTTGGTTATCTACCAAGGTTTGCAAAATCGGATCGCATAACTCAAGCATGCGCGGCAACTGCTTCAACTTAATCGGCTTAACCTCTACCTGCTGCCCATCCACAAAGATGAATGCAGCAGGTGAGATTAATGCTTGAAGCGATTGATCAGCCATTAAACCGCCGTTTTAACGGTGTAGAATTTGCTCAAGCCTGCGCCGGTGATGGCGGCATCTGATAATGCCTCACCAGGCAGCTCAAGCGCTGCGTAATCGTCACCCAAGTACGCCACGTTTTGCGCAGCACCCGGTTTAAACTTGTGCACAGTAAGTAACACTTGCTTGCCAGATTGCGCTTCGTTTAAGCCTACAAATACCAATTTGTAGTTTTGGCCAGTGTTCACCATGGCTTGAATTACATCGCTGGCTTTTTTGGTGTAGGTCACCAGAATGGTGTCGCCATCATCAATGCCACCGCCAGTCAGTACATAAATGCCGGCGCCGTTTACAATGTAATCTGTGCCCTCCACCATGGCAGTAGCGCCCACTTTAACCGTGATGGTTTGAGTAAGGTCTGGCAGGTTGTTTAACACGGTTAAGCCGCCTTGATAGGCCACGTGTGACTCATCGGTAACAGCCCCTGCAGCCACTGCAGATACAGAACCAAATGCGCCCAAGGCCAAGTTTTTGGCAATAATGTCATGCGCAGTGATGGATAACGTAACCCCAGTGATGCGCTCTAATGTGTTGGCTTTGCCACCGCCTGCACTGGTGTAATCTAATAACTCTTTTTTCTCGGTTTCATGTGAGATGGTTAAGGCTGAACAGTTACCCACGCTACGCATGGCAGCAGCACCCGCGTATGGCTGAATAAAAATTTCACCTTTACCGATATAGCTTGCATCTGCAATTTGTGACATTTTAAAAACTCCTAATTAAGTTGGTCTGGCAAAAGTTTCAGCAACACTGGTACTGCCACGTACTTGCACCACCACCGCTTTGCTGCCTTGTTGCCGCGGTAAGATACGGTGCCCTTCGTATTGCAACTGCAAATTCCCTACACCCATTCGAACATTGCCGCCAAATACTGCCTTGCAAATGTCCGATACTAATTTTTGCCCCTGAGCGGTGTGCTGTTCTGATCCGGTGAGCTTGTCCACGCCTTCCACTACAAAAAAGGTTTTCACCTTACATTGCGTGGTGTTGGGCTGGTTGCCATCGTTGACGCTTTCTTGCTCAAACAAGCGCAGCGCTGGGTCGGTTAAACTGCTCACATCCACCATGTCCGGCTCTACCAGCACCACATCCCCTGCGTTGGTGTGGTAGCCATTGGCGGTTTGTATTAATGCCAACCGCGTGGCCAGCTCATCCATGAGCGTAAATGTTTTCATCGCACCCACCACACTTGCATCAGGCCATCGTCTTTTTCCAGCACATCTAAGGTAAATGTGCTTTGTGGCATGGCGGCAATTTCATCCGGTGTGTACTGCAGTGGGTTGGCTGTTAGCACATCACCACTGGCAAGGCTGCCATATTGCGTTTTATCAATGGTGAGCTGCGGGCGTTGTTCTGCCGATAATTCAAACTCACCCAGTGGGGTTTCTGAATAATCTAAAATGGCCAACACTGGGCTGTCATCGGCATCTAACAGCGATACATTGGCAAACTTACCAAGCACCGCTGTGTTAATGCGCTTTTCAATATTGGCAAAATTAAATAAGGCCATGCAGGGTCTGGCTTTCTATTAAGTTACTGTGCCTGGCACGCCTGTGAATTTAACCCATGCGCTGGTTTGCCCGTTGGTGCCTGCTGTAAATGCTACTGCAGCTGCACCTGTCACATCACCCGTGGCTGGCGTGGCAGCGTTGTCATCAAATGCACCCGCTGATACATCCCATGTGAGTGATTGGCCTTGTGTCCAAACTGCGCCCGCTACTTTTGGCACCTCAAACACGCCCTCGATTTGCACCGGGCCTGTATCGCCACTGGCAATATCTCCCAATGCCACACCTAAAATCTGGCCAATTTTGACTACTTGGCCGCTAACGATTGCCGCAGCTGCCACATGGTCAATCACCTTGCCAGGCTGAATAAAATTTTTTGACATATTAATCTCCTAATTTAAGGGGTTTAAACAGTGCCAAGCCATCGTTGGCACCATTTATATTGCTAATTAAGCGCCTGCGTTTTTCGCCAAGCCGCGCCAATCGGTTGCTTTAACACCTGCATCCATGCGCACTTTCATCTCAACGCCATCCACGCCCCAGCCGTTTTGTTGCTCAAGCGTTGGTGCTTGGTTGCCATCTAGGTATGCCACCTCAATCACATCGTTAATGTTGGCATCGGCTGCGCCGTACCATGCGGTGGTGCTTGCATTGCTCAAGCGAGCGTCAGAAATCACATCAAAACTATTGCGCACACTGTTTGGCACGGTTTGGTTATTAGTGCCAGCGGTACCGCCCACTGCAAACTCAGACTCGCGCACCACTTTGGCTGCGCCTTCTAATTCCAATGGCACAATCAAATGCGCTAAGCGAATATTGAGTGCCCCGCCGCCAAGTTTTTGTTTGCCCATTAACACGCGCATAGCATCCACGCTTGCGGTGCTTGGCACTGCAGCACTGCCTAAGTTGCCATGACTAGCATGGAAAAGTGCTGTGCCATCGCTCATAGTTGGGTTTGTAGTTAAAATTGCATACACCAAATCACCTACAGTGCGGATCGCAGCGCGGCCCATGCCCATTGGTAATTTTGTAAAAGAATCTAAGTCATCGTTTATGATGGCTTGGCGGCTGATTGAAAAAAGTTTGCCGTATGTCGCCAAAACAATGGTCTCACCACGGTCACCGACTGTGCCATATTTGTACTCAGCACTCTCAGGCACTTTGTCTAATGATGGGAAATCATTGAGGCCAACGCGTTTAGTTGGTTTAAAGTCTGTGAGTACGCCAGTGGATGTGAATAATTGGAATGTCTCTTGTGATTGCTCAAAGCCTTTAAGCATGGCTTTGTTTGCCACGTTGGCTAACAGGTTGGTAAAATCTGATGTGCTGTGCGTAAACGCTGCAGCCACCATTGCCATTTTATCCATGCTGCCAGTTTTAACGCCTGCTTGCTCAAGGCTTGCACGCGCAATTTCTGTTAATGTGTAGCCACGGAATTGGTTTGCGCCGTCTGCTTTCACCAAACCTGCACGGGCCATCAATGCTGCAGATACACCCGCACGGAATTTATCGCGGCTATCTTCAATAGTGACGACAACGCCACCTGCCACTGGTGAGCTTCCCTCGCCCAACTTAGCCAGCAATTTATCGTTGGCCATTTGTGCTGTGCAGGTTGTATCGTTTTGGCAGGCAGCCATTAATTCTGCTACGCCAGGCACTGCGGTAAATTTTGCATAGGCAGTGGCAATGTTGTTGCGGCGTGCTGACTCTTCTGCAACGGCTGCTGCACGAATCTCTGCTTCGTTAACTGCGGCTGGGGTTGTTGTCACAGCCGCCTGTGGTACTTGTTGGTTAGGCATTTCGGTCTCCTGTGTTGTTGTGGCGGCTGCCACGGGTTTGCTTGCTGGTTTCTTAACTGCGTAAAACTCTTTAAGCTGCGCTTGCAAGGTTGGGCGGTCTAAACTAGCAGCAATGGCTAATCCACCAGTAATCTGGTCAATAAAGCCCTCTGCAAGCGCATCCTCTGCGGTGTACCAGTGATCGTCACCATCGGTGAGAATGGCCAACATTTCCTCTTTGGTTTTACCGGATTTATTGGCATAGCTGGAACTCATCGCCTCGGCCCAACTGTCTAGCATGTCAGCCACTTTGCGCAGCTGCGCTGAGTTGCCGTCTGCCCATGTCCAGGGGGCGTGAATCATGATTTGTGCATTTTCTGCCATCTCTACCGTATCGCCTGCCATTAAAATCAGGCTGGCAATGCTGGCGGCAATGCCGTCATTGACGGTGGTGATGTTGGCACTGTGGCGTTTTAATGCGTTGTAAATGGCAATGCCATCCACCACGCTGCCACCTAGTGAGTTAATGCGCACTGTGATGTCGGTGGCTTCTAACTCGTTTAGCTCTTTAATGAAGTTTTGCGCACTGACGGTTTCATCCCACCAGCTGCTGCCAATAGGGGCGTAAATTAAAATCTCTGCTGCCGCAGCATTGACTGCTGATGCATTAATTTTATAAAACGATTTTTCAGGCATGGTTAAATGTCCTTTTTAAGTTGTGTGCAGTTTGCCCATCGCTTAGTGCCATGTTTAGGCAAAAGTGGGAAAATTTATTCATTACCAGTATTTGCGGCATTTGCAGCCAGTGCGGCTTGCATGTTTTGCATACTGCCTGCGCCGTTGGTGGTCTTGGCATTAGAATCAAACACCAAGCCTTTGGCGTCTGCTTTTTTGCGCCATTCATCAATTTGTTCAAGCACATCAAATGGGTTCTGGCCACGTTTGCGCATCACTTCCACCTCGCTGGCAAAGCCAGAGCGCACTAACATATTCCAAGCAGCGGCTTCTTTCATTGGATCGATCCAGGGCATGTTTTGGCAAACAAATAGGCAATCGTTGGCTTGGTCGATGGTCATGCCTGCAGGCATGGGCACTACGCCAGATAGATGCGCAGTTAATACAAAGCGCTCCCATACCGGCTGCACAAACATGGCCACAAACTCATCGGCCAGAATGGCATAGTTGATCCACTGCTCTACCAACTCTTGGCGCTGGCTTGAGTAGGTGCCATCGTAAGCACGGCTGATGGTGCTATAGCTGGCACCCACGCCAGATGCCACTGCACGCAACTGGCCTTGGCGCCATGTAAGTGCGTTGGGGTTTGGGCGCTTGCTGTCAATTAGCCCAATCTCTTCACCCACGGCAAGGCTGTCAATAATGGTGCCAGGGGATAAGTTAATATCGCGGGGGATGGGTTGGCCATTTTCATCTAAATTTGGCGCGTACATTTCTGGATCGCCACGCTTCACATAAGCCGTGAGGCTGGCGGCAACTTTGGCGGCTATGCGCTCGCTTTCCTCGTAGTCTTTCACATCCTCAAGGCGGGTGATCACACTGGCAAATTCACTCACGCCACGCAATTGGCCCATACGCTCAAGGCTGGCCACCTGCAATACATTGGCGGCTAGTACACGCTTGGTTTCACTGCGCAAGGTAAAGCCATCTGGCTCACCGGGGTGTTTTTTGTACACATGATAGGCAATTTTTCTGCCCCAGGCATTGCGCTCAATGCCTTGGCGTATGCGCTCGCCATCGTCATAATCCATTGGGATTAAATCGGCCTCGAACATCTCGATGCTAAATGGCACGCGGGTGCCATGCTCAAGCGTGGGCACGTTGCCAGTAAGCATCTGTGCAAAGCCTTCACCATCGCGCAACCAAGTGCGGCACATAACGCGCTGCGCTTGGCTAAAGGTGTAGGTGTGGGTAACTTCTGGCAGTTTTTGCCAATCTTTGTAAGCATTGCGCAACGCTGTGGCGTACTCGGTGTTAATGGTGCCATCGGTGTTGTGCGGCTGCGGTTCAATGCCAATGCCTTGTGGGCCAACCACGTTATTGACAAAGGCGCGCATAATGCCGCGTGCCAGATCATGGTTGCGCTCAAGGTGGCGTGCTTGTTGGCGCAAAGCCACTGCGCCTTTTTGCACTAATTGATTGGGGGATGATTGATCACGGTTAAACTTGCGCTGGCGGCTAGGCTTGGCGGCCTCATAATGCGCCAACACATTGCGGGCGGTAGCACGGCGCAGCGCCGCAACGGGTGAAAAATACTCAATGATTTCGTCAATCGGGTTCATTGATCAAACCTCGCCACACTCACACCCAGCCCGCCTATCATGCCTTTTTTGGCATTAGCCGGGGTCTGTTCTGCTTTTACTTTGGCCTCCCACTCTTTACGGCCTGCGCGTATTTCCTGCAGGTTTTCGTGCGAGTATGAGCGCCCACCAAAGGAATAAGATTTGCCTGTTAAAATCGCGGTTTCTGCTGCGATGTAAGCGGCCAGCATGTCGGTTGCAATTGTCATGCTGGCACATTAATGTTTTGCCAGTTCCAAGTTTAGGCAAAAGTGGGAAAATTATTTTTTTGTTGGTTTTTTCTGGTTGCACACACGGTACACCGTGGTTTTGCTCACGTTGTATTTGTGCATCACGGCGCGCAGGCTTTCGTGCGTGCCATTAAATTCTTGCTTAATGCCAGCATTACGCTGCTTAATATCAACAGCATCCGTATTGGGTATGTAAATTTTTTGGCCACAAAAGCGTTTTCTAAAACCGCGGGTGAGTGCATCGGCAATTTGAATGGCAAACTGCTCATGAAAGCCTATCTCTTCTTGCACAATGGCTGCGATCTCAAAGCGCAGGCTAACGCTTTCATCATCATCAATCGGTTGCATTGTCATGTTACCAATCCTCTTTGGTAAATGGGCTGGGTTTAGATATAGGTTTGCTGGATGGCCTTACCGGTGCGGTTTGTTTTGGTTGTTCTGTTTGCGCTTTAATGGCCTTGGTTTTAGTCCAATCTACATCAAGTAGCTTGATCATGGCCAAGTTGCCCACGGCAATGTCCAGCGCCTCATTGCGGGGGCGTTGTTGCACCCATTCGTAATACACGCGCATGCCTTTTTTGCGTTGTACCAAATGCTCGGCTGTCAGCTGTAAAAAGTATTCATCATCAAAGGCGGGGTCATCGGCAAAATGCACATAGCCCGCACCAGGCATGGTGTTTTTTAAGCGGCTGGCAATTATGGCCTTGCCTTGATCCACGCCCAGCGGGTACACCGGCACGCCTTTTTTGCGTTTGGTGCGCAGCATTTGCTTGCGGCGCTTTTCATCTTCCACCAATGGGCGGGCACCTGCCACCCCTTTGGTGGCTACGGCATAGGGGTGTTTGGCCACAAAGTCATACACCATTTGAGTGTTGTAGCCGGAGTCCACGCCCAGTTTATCCATCTCAAACAATTTAAGCGTGGCGGCTAGTTCATCCCACACATCACTTTGTGCGGTATCACCGGGGATAATGATGTAGTCAATCTTCCAGTTTTCCTCCACCACAGTGCGGGTGCTTTTGCCTTGCTCATCGGTATTGGTTTTAACGTGCCCCAGCCAGCCCTCAATGCCTAGCTCTAAGCGGTCTTTTTGCACATCCACAAAGCCGGTGGTTTTTAGCCAGGGTTTGGTGTGGTAGGTTTCTTTGCGCAGCATAAGTGGGTTTGGATCTACCGCCTCACCCTTATCTACCCACGGCAGGCCAAGCGTGGTTTGCTCAAAGGTCTTTTGCGCCTCGGTATCATTCAGGCTGTTTAAAAACTCTTGCGCAATACGTGCCCATCCCCAGCCTAGCCCGTTTTTAATGTAAAACGCATTAATGTGGTAGCTGTGGTGTTTGGTGCGGTGCGGGAATTTTGCTACCCACTTGCCTTTGTCCAGCATGTCATCTTTGCTGGATTCTTCAATCACGCAGGCATTAGCCTTGCACACAAACCAAGCTTTATCCACAATGCGCTCACCTTCAATCTCGGTGGGCTTCAAGCGCCATTTCAGGCCATAGGGTTTATCTTTGCCGCCAAACTCAAGTGTTTGAAACTCGCCGCAGTGTGGGCATGGCACATGGCGGCTGCGCTGGTCACCTTCGTTAAACTCTCGCACCACGTAGTCATCCGGCTCAACTGGAGTGCTCACAAAAAATATTTTGCTGCGCGTCATGGTGCGCAGGCGGTTTTTAAACAGCTTGATGCGGTCACCCTCACCGCTGGATGATTTCCAACTGGCAATCTCATCGCCAAGCAGGTAAGCCACGTGATCCATACGCGCGGCTTCGTCACTGTTGGCGCCTGTTTTAATCAGCCGGCCAACGGGGCTAAACTCCAACACATCGGCACGGTTGGCGCTTTTCTTTTTACTGGTGACGTTGATGTGAGAAAGTGCTGGCGTTTCGTTAATCAGGCGGTCTATGCGCATATTGAGTGAGCGATCACGCAACTCAAGCGTGGGCACCACGGCCATGACATCTTTGTTTTGCACATGGTCCATCACATAGCCGAGCATGTTATACAGTGCCTCGGTACCACCCACGCCGGATGATTTCATGAAA